ATAACTAGTTCCATCCATAAACTTGATTTCTGCAAATCCTAAAGTGTTAAGCTTCTTAGAACTAATAGACAGAGTCAAGATGTCCGTATCTTCATCCATATACATTTCAACGTACTGATTTACCAAAGATATCATCAGCTTAACGTTATTATATGGATCGAACGCCATCTCTATTGCAGGGTCGATCTCCTTTCCTACCAACGTAGATACCAGTCTCTTACCGGCATACTTCATTGGAGACGACCAACCATCTTCATCGTCGATGATAACCATATACCCATCTTTATCAATACTAAGATTGAGTTTCTGAGTAAGCATGGTAATGCATCTGTTTGTGTTCTTTGCGAGAAGCGCTTCTCTTGCTTCGGCTTCCGCAATCATCTTTTTTGTAATTCTCATTATATCTGCTCCTTTTTAGTGATTCGACAATACTGTAATCAATATTATGATATATAATTGAAAGGAGTAATTACCTTATGGGACAGTATAACACCTCTCAAATAGCGATTTTACAGTCTGTTGCGAATAAATACAACCCTGGAAAGCAGGTGTTTAAACTTCAGGCTATAACTGGTATGAAAGATAATACGAATAAAATCGAGACTAACTCTATCAGCACAGCCAAGATTATGAATAAAGATACCAAGGATCTTCCAATATCAAATGTCAATAAAGCCACTTGTATCAAATTGGAAATTCCTAAGCATCTTACCGAAAACTATCCGACTAAATATATCCCTCAAGGGACAAGATTCATAGTCGACTTTCAAAATGGAGATATCTCCAAACCTATTATAACAGGATGTGAATTCTAATGGCTACATTTACTCAGATTACCGATCCACGACTCGCTACAAAGTTTAGCGAATTCGTCACTGCCGGTAAACAGGAAATAACTATAACCTTTCCTCAACTCTGTTTCTTAGAAAACAGAGATAATATCTCGTACTGTGTTAAGTCAGTTATAGATGACTACATGCATGAGATGATAGCCGCATCTATTAACTGTAAACTTAGCACTGAACAAGTTCAAAAATACAGATACAATCCAAGACTTATTTGCTCAGATACCTATGGTACAGGAGATCTGTTCTACGTTATACTGCTCATAAACAATATGTGTAGTATTAAAGAATTCGATCTCTCAAGCGGATACGTAAGGATGCTTAAGAAAGATGACATGAAAGATTTTCTTAATGCCATCTATAAGCAAGAGTATCAGGATTTGAATGCTTACAATACTTTGCATAATTCATAAGATAAGGGCATAGCATTACGCTATGCTCTCTTTCTTTTGTCTTATACCAATTTCATTACAGGTTTTCTATAAGTTGCAGGATCAACAAGTGTCATTACAACCATCTTATTTTCTCTCTTAGGAGCTGTATTCTGCGCCTTGTGCTTTTCGAAGAAGCTCTCCTGCTTAATCTCTTTCTTCGGTTCACCACCACTATACACAGTACCTCCCTTGATGAGATTTTCGATATTATCCTCATCAGATTCTTCTGTAGGAATCGGAAGTTCTGTACTATACTTGATCGTTTTACCAAAGTTCTTCATGATAGTTTCATTAGAGTTATTAGCCAAACTAGAGAGTGTTACACGCTTTCCTCCTAAATCCATCTTCAACTTAACTTCACTATTATGATCATATGGGATATAGAATGAAGTCGCATTAGTTGCAATAGGGTAACGATGCTTTGTCAATTTAACACCCATGAACTTCTGATCTTCGCTAGGCCATTCAGGTGTTAAGAATATAGTGGCATCAAGATTCTCATCGATAAGTGATGACTCACCAATGTTTGCTCTTCCAAGTTTACGTACCAAATCATTCTTATTACTGCTACGGCTTTCATCGATGATGCGAGCGGCTTCACGATTCAGCTGAGATGCTGTAATTACCGGAATATCCTTATAGCAAGCAAAGTTTCTGAACTCATTGATTACATTACCAAGGCGGAAACGCTCATCCATGTTATTACCATTGATAGGACGAATACGTTTGATATAATCCTGAATAAGACCAATAACTTCATACCCTTCATCTTCATAATCTTCTGTAAGTTTATAAAGATAATTTGTATCTACTGAATTAATCGGCTTATATTTAATAATGATTTCGATTGGATTATCTGGAGTTACTCCAAGACCTCTGCTCATCATAATACGAAGAGCATCATCCTCACTATAATCTTGGATACAACCATCGGTGCAAACGGTTGAGAATAGAGTAGAGATAACTTCAAGAGTCTTATTCTCCATTGTCAGAAGAATAATGCAAGGTTTCTTAGTTGGGTCTTTGCAGACATAGTTTCTATTTGCAAGTTTGATTTGCTTAAGAAGATTGATAAGAGTAGTTGTCTTTCCCTCTCCCGGAAGTGCAAAGAAACAATATACACGAGATCCTTCAAACCCTCCTGCGAGAATATCATTCAATGCCTGAATTCCAGTTGCCAATTTGAATGAAGGACGTTTACAACGCTCTATTACATCATGAACTCCTTCTCTCAAATTACTAAGAACGAACGTGTCGTTCTCATCTTCCGTGTCTATCGCATTACGTCTAAATTCGGTATTCATGTCTCTAGACATCTGCTGAATTTTAGCCGAATATTCTTCTTTCTGTGCTGGATCGCAATTCATGTAATCCATACATGCTGACTGAAGTTTATAAACGTTATTGTTGATAAACATCATGTTTATGCAGTTGGAGATGGATTGCTCAGTCCATTCAACCTCTGCATTAGAAAGTTCGTTAAAGTTGTTAGGATCTACAGTGTATCTATCCCCGATTACACCATATACATCCTGAAGAATCATGTTTCTTTCGAATATTCTTTTTTCAAGTTTTGCCGTAAGAATTGCACTGCAGATATTGCGACGCTCTATAAGTGATTGGTCTCCATTGAATACGCTCTCATTCAATGAATCCATAATTGTTTTAAGTTGGGTTAATGCAGAACGGTGAACTGATTTATTTGATGACAAAGCATACGAACAAAAGTTATTCATCATGTCTAAGCTAAAATTAAACCGGAGTCCTTCTGGTTCAGTTTTAGCGGCATATTTTTTCTTTCTTTCGGCTAAGTTCATAACTATTCCTCCACGATATTTTTGGTAGTATTAGAGTGTCATCCCTCTAATATTTTTATAGAGACCTTAAAAACTGCCGAAGTCCGTCAACAGTTATAAAGGTATATCCTTCGCGCTGATTTATGTATTGCGCTAACTTAGATTCAGGATCTGACTTACCAAATAGATAGTCATATTCCTTATACTTAGTATCAAGATCATGGATTTCATCCATCACTTCTTGATTCTTGAAGTTTGCATCTATCTTTACCGATCCAGAAGTTCTATAGAACGTTCTCAGTACAGATAAAAGCTCTTCATTGTTCTGCGTAAACTGAACTCTCAGATGGTCAATACCATGCGACTGTATTTCATTGATATACTGAATAACAGTTTGTGGATCACTATCAAACATACTATCTAGATTGACCGTATCATATCGGAAACCATAGATAGGTTCAAAGTGAACCATATGCTCACGAGTCTTTATATTATGGAGAAGTATCATAAAGCCTTTTGCTTCTTCTTCTCCGAATTTCCAACGATAAGGGCAGCCACAATAGTAGAAATATACATCGTGACAGCCCGGAACATGGTTATGCCCTGCGATGATCGGCCCTAAGCAATTAGCAAAGTGCTCGATGCAGAATACAGGTTCTCTATCGGAATCTAAATCCGGTAGATCTTTTCCAAAGATTGTTCCAGCAAAAGTCCCATGTAAATAACAAGCATCATACTGACCACTTTCAAAAAGAAAGTGGTCGTAGTATGACTTGCCTTTACCGTATAATTCTGGAATTATAAGTACACGTTTTCCTTTGATATACTCAAACTGTACCTGCTGAATGATTCTTATATCTCCATATCCCTGCAAGTAAGGATAGAAGATTTTAAGTTGATCAGCATCATGCTCAAACGTACCTGATATAATAAGAAGCGTTGCTCCCTTATCATGGCAAATAGATGCTAATGCATGGATAAACATATTTGCATACATAATAGCATCTGAATTAGCCATGAACTTATGATGAAAGATATCACCATTTATAGAAACGATATCAAGAGTTTCCATACTCTTGATTCTATTAATAAACTGCTCCATCAGTATGCCATACTGCTTCGATGGATCAGTAGCTCCAAAGTGTAAATCGGCGATGTGTACCTCTACAAACAATCCTATAGTATTAGCTAAGCTAATTACTTTCGTCTTCATCTATATGCCCCCATATTAGTGCGATTAAGATGATGTAAGGTGTCACGTAACTTTATAATTTGTCGACGGTCTTATACAGTACATTCTTGGTGTTTCTATAGATGACTCTACGCAAAGTCTTACCAAGAACCTTTTGAATGTTTATATTGAATCTGTCTTTTGTTCCTTCCTTGTAATGAAACATAATCTCTTTTCCATGAGATTTAACAGTTATAGACAAATCTGTTTTGACGTTAGAGTGATTTCCTTTCTTCTCTACGATGATCGCAACTACAGTTTCTGTATCTATAACAACTGCATACTTGATATAATCTACCAATCCAGTATCTTCATTTTTGACGATATATACTGGATAGAAGTTATGATAGTTATTCAGCTTAGAGACATCCGTATCAATAAACTGACTAACGTTGTTCAGCATTACTCCATACTCATATAAGAGATCTGGAAAGTGAAGATAATTCTTATACTCTGAATGAAATATGCAGAGATTCAGTTCTAACCAAACTCTAAACTTCCATATGATAGAGATAAATGGTGCGGCAAAATGACGCTCATAAAATGAGCCTTGTAACTTACGTCTTATGAATATATTTGAATAATATTCTGCAAGAAGAGAATAGAACATATCCATCATTACTCCCCCTCTATTTTTTTATACATCTTCTCCACCTGAGTGATATAGTAAAATGAGCGTACTAATGATAAGAATGTCTGCTCACAAAAATCCATGAATTTAGCATGTTCAGGATTTTCCATATTGAGCAGCATCTCATTAAATTCGTCTGACTCCTTAGATAATTGCAATACTAAGAAACCAGATGGTGCTTCTCTCTTATTGTACTTAAGCATAAAGTTATATGCCGCTAGCTGTAAACAATACTTGAAAGACAGATGGTTACTTGTCTTAAAGTCTACCAGCATTAGTTTGCCATTAACACGCATAAGCATGTCATATGTCCCACCAAACCATGGACAAGACATTTTTTCTTCTTGTCCAACAACTTCTACTTTATTCCCTGCATTTACTTGACCCCACCAATTCAAGAAAGCTTCAAATGACCAATTCAAGCATTCAGGAATATCCCCATTCTTCAAATAATGCTCTATATGCGAATGAGCAAATGTTCCATATGCTGCAGCTTCATTAAGAGTCTTACGATATCCTTTACGTTTGAAGCCTAAGCTATTTGCCCAATACACTATTCTATCATCATGAATGCATTTAGAAAGTATCTCTGTGGTTCTAGGCACAGGAACTCCCTCAAATTCATATCTATCTTCATTCTTGAAATTATCTCTAAGCCCGTTAAGATCTTCCATCCCCATAAAATATTCCTCCTTTATTATAAGAGTGTCCAAATTCAATTAAATAAGTAAAATAGGCTATCCTAAACATTCTATTAAATCATATGAAAGGCGGTAAATTAAATGAAGGTAGAAAAGGCAAGAACCTATGCAGATTGCATGCTGTATACGCAATATCCACAGTACAATGTACTCCTTATGGATGCTATCATGCATTCAGATAGAGTAGATAAAAATGAAAAAGAATTCGATCAGGTGGTGTATGAGATTAAACGTGCTCATACAGATGCCAGCATTATCAAAGTTCTTGAAAGCACTAACTCAGTTCTCTATTACCCAGGGAAGCTTATGCCGAAACCATTTAAGGTTTTCTGTGCAAAGGATTTGAAAGATGGTCGTAAGATCAAAGCTTTCATTGATGTATCAAATATTGTAACCAAGGAAGTAGATGGTTACAAAGTAAATGAGATGACTCTGTTATCTCATCTGATCAATGCAAAGTTTTCTATGTATTACACGGTTTCTCCTAAGACGATTAACCGTACTACGTTGAAAATTGAAGCACTGAATTGCTTTGCTCAACTGTTTACGCATATTATCGATTACGTTGGAAAGATCAGCACTATCGATTATGCTAAAGACAAATGTCTGTATCTCTCTGCTCGTTATTTTGGTCAAGCTGTAATGGGATTAGATGAGGATGAGGCTCGTACGACTTCTCGTAAGATCTCAGGCATTACCGAAACCAAAGAGGGTCGTTATGACTTCATGGTAGAGCGGTATAGCGAAGAGCAGAATCCGTTCTTAAATATCAAAGCATTCGTAAAACTGATTGCTGAAGAATTTAAGATCGAAAAGCTGACTCTTGATATCGTTGCAGAGAAATGGATGTATCTCTATGGCCAGGGAACAGTATTTGCACTTGAGTTCTATCCAGCTTTGGCAGCCATGATGACAGATGCTTATTGTGGAGCATACATCAATAACCAGAAGACGATTGAGAAGATCTGTGCTAAGCATATGATCGAATTCGCCAAAGAGGTAATTTATCATTTATAATAGGGGTTGATTAATTTGAAACAGCGGGAAACTGATTTAGAGTATGTACGGGTAAAACTCGTCAAAGGAAAAGATATTAAAGATCTCTTATTCGACACTTATACCGGAGTTAGTAGAGATCATTCTTATGCTAATCCTTTAGAAGTAAATGTGGCAGCAGGCCATAGTGCTAAGATTCTCTTTGGTGTGATCACTACCAAAGATTATTTTGCATCTGATGTTACTATGGAGCTCAAGAGGAGAGATGTTCTTAAAGGATACCTTCCTGATGAGTTCCCTAATATTAACATCAAACTTCTTCCTTATACACATGAAAGAGAAGATGGACTTGTTTATGGTCACCATCTCTCTCTTACCGATATGGAGCGTAGAGAAATCAATGAAAAGCGTATTGCAATATTCTGGCTCTATGTAAAGAACAAGACCAAAGAAACCATTACCTATACAGATATAGGTATTCATGTATACGGCAAAGCTGGACTCAAGGTAAAACAGAGAAAGCTTAGTGAGATTTTCGATGTTAGAGTCAACCTTACCGGAGTGCATGAAAAATAATATGCAGGAGGGATAATCATGTCCAATTGGTTACTCCTTCAGAATGATGAGAAATCAAAGTATGGACCTCACTATGGACCTACTGCAGATGATAAGGATGGAGCACTCGTTACAAGTAGTGCTCCTATCCGTATTTTTGTAAAAAAGGGCATGGCAATGGCTGTAAAAATCGCAGTCAGAACCGATTCCGGATGGGGTAAAGATGCTACTTTTACAATTCATTCTGGAGACGACAATATACGAGTTGGCTTTATTGAAGATAAAAACTACTCTGATGAAAAGATAGCGTTAGTAAATGGGCGTATCACCCCTGACGTTTTATATGTAGATAAGAATGATAAGTTCACCCCAGATCATAATATTATCTTTTGGTTGGTATGCAGCAATGTATCATTATTTATCAAGAAGAGATTAGACTTAACTGTTACTATTGCAGGAACTATCGGCACTGATTCGGTGACCAATACTTTCCCTGTTGTAATAACGGTATATAATCCTGTAGACTTATATAAGTCTACGGTAGAGGAGATATCCGATCAGCCGGCTATAGACTCTGTAACTGAGCATAATAGAATACATGCCTCAAGAAACATTCTTTCAGAGCAGATAGGTTTTCTGCCTAGATGGATACCTATCGAATGGAAAAAAGAAACAGTATATTTCAAAGATGGGAAATGTGCTACTCTACATGACTATTTCAAATTAGGATTGCAGGTAAGCAAGATTCCTAATAATACCCTTTTCTCTAAAGAGGAAGAGTATGTAGATCTTCGTATGGATGATGATGACTTCCAAGATCATATGCGTCCATTTCTTGTATGGGTAGATTACAAATTAGTGGCATGGAGTAGAATCCATATCATTAAAAGCTCTGACTTTGTATTCTTTATTATAGATGGATTAGACTATGACTATGGTATTACGGATCTAAGAATACTCTTGCTTCCTGATAATACCATTTATACCGAGAATAAAGATGAACTTGGTGAATACAACCCAATGTTCTACTTTAGTAAGGATGGCTTATTTGGTGGGTTAGATATATTCGTATACAGCAAAGATGATACGCTTATACCATATATTATGGAAGAGCCTTCATATAGCAATATGAATCTTGATATTCCATACAAGCAGAAAGTCGGCAATGATAACTTTACCATCTTTAGTGGAGATGGCAAGTTAAATGTAGACTCTGTAATAGAGGTAAAGAACTCAAATATCTTTACTCTTGACCATGGAGGCAAAACTGCTAAGAAGGTAGTGTGCTTATACAGCACCCTCTCAGAAAACAACAAATCGCTCATATTGAACGCTCTCAATGAACCATTTACGCGCGATCTGATAAGCGGAAGAGAAGGATGGGATAAGTATGAAGCTTCTCGTGTAGAGTTAGAAGCAGATTTTGACTTTGAGCATGATAAGAATACAGCATATCCTACCAATCTTAGCAATAGCCAAAACTATCTATGGAAGAATAACGTCAAGCACTATGACAAAGTCTTCTATAAGAATAGATTGGTAGATATCATGCAGGTTGATGAAACCTCACTTCGCACAAGATATGATCAGAACCATACGATCACTATGTCTAGGTGGAATCCCAATCAGAGAGGTCTTACATTCCCTATGGTATTCCAGGGTGGGTTGCTTCCTAGTTGGTATAACAGTATCAATTATACGCAAAGTTCATTCTCTTTTGTTCCACACTCCGATCTCAGTAATCAAGATGGTATCGTAGCTGGAGAGGATTTTGAAGTTTGCTACTTTAAGGAAGTTCAAAATGAACTTCTTGAAATAGATAAGTCGAAAGTTACACAAGCAGATGGCTCTGTATATATTCATGTAACTCATAATACATTCCCTGCAGGTAAAGAGGTAATCTTTGCTGATATTGGCTTGCCAGATATTATGTATCCATTGCCTTACAGCAGAAGTTATGTAAGTGATAAAGAAGATATCTTAGCATGTAAGTCTACAGTTATACTTCAACAGGCTAAGTTGTATCTTGGTTGTGAAAATCAGTTCTTATATAAGAGATTCGATATAGGAGCTGACAATCCGGGTATGATAGAACTCGGTTCTACATTCAAAACTGGATTCGATCCAGAGAAGTACATGGTATTCTACAATGGTAGATATCTCAATAGAATATATTGGAGATTGCTCAGACCAGATCTTGACAAACCAAAGATCGATAAAGCCGCTATCTACACTCTGAAAGCATTGAATGCTGGAGATAGGGTAGAGGTATTCTATTGCGGTGGACCTAGACTTAACAGTATAAACTTCAATGGCGACTTGCTTATCAAATGTATCAAAACTAAAGCATACACCGATGGTCAGGTTAGATTTAAAGTGCCTTATCCGTTTAAGAGCTACCCTCATATATACGATGCTTTCTTCTGTATTAAGCATAGTGGTTATGTAGATAAGAGTAAGTACAAGATAGATGGAGATTATATCGAATTCTATCTGCAATCTGATGCTCTTAAGTTCGGTAGAGATCTTATCTTTGTATTTCCTTATTATCGTCCTGATTGGGATCATGATGGGGATGTTACAGATGAAGATACAGAGCAGTTCATAACTCTCTATAAGAGAACAAGTTCAGAGTTCTATGATAATCATGCTACTAGTTCGTCGATAGTAAAATATAAAGCCATAGTACCTAGGCCTGGGCACGGATCTTTTGATCATGTACCATCAACTGGCCCTCTCAGCGGACTCAACGACTGGGAACTTGATTTAAACTGGGATGCAATCAAAGGTAATGTAGCATTTAGTGATATTGCCAATGACTATGGCGTTTATTCTGGATTTAAACAGGATATGGTTGATAAAGTATCCAAATCTACTATGTCCGTAAGATTCCTTAAATCTGATATAGACAAAGCTGCATATGGGGCAGATATATCATTTGACAAGGATAAATTATTGGTATTCTTTGATACTACATTTGTCCATCCAGATAGATATACTACTTCAGTTTCTCAAGAAGGGAATCTTATTATACAGCTGAATAATAACGAGCTGTTTAATAATAACACTATGGTCAGTGTTGTTCTACAGACTGATGCTAACTACTCTAACGATAATATCTTGATAAAGGCAATGGATATAGTTGCTACTGAGGATCAGCAGTATTTATTTGATATGCCTGATTCAGAAGAATATAATGACGCTTTCTTCATTATCAATGGTACAGTGTTATTCACCCCAGATCGTTACTTTGTAACAGCTGATAATAAGATCTTCATCACCACTGAGGGAGACTATATTCCTAAGGGAGAAAAGATAACATTCGTCTTTGTTAAAGACAAAAACGAGTTAATCGATCCTACATATAAGAATCATTATGCTCTTGGAACTATTATGTATCGTTGCAAAACTAGAATGGACTCTGTTCATATTCCAGTAGAGTATTATCATAACTTTACATTTACCGATCAGAATATGCTTTTGTTCCAAGATAACTCCTATATCACTAATGATCGTTATCAGGTTAATGGTAATTATATCGTTAGGGAAGATGATTCAGATATCTTGATGGATAAAGCAAGTAAGCTCTGTATCATATATGCATATAGAACCCTTAATCATCATAGAGAAGAGGAGCCTTTAGATCCTAAGGATATCATCTACTTCACTGATGTGGATGCTGATTTAGTATTCTATAATGGTCAGGATAGGGTAAAGATTCCATGGATAATGCAAGGTATCACCGATACTGCATATCTTGTATCTAAAGGAGATTCTATTATCAGTACGAACTTCTATCATGAAAGCGATGATCATCAATGGTTAATATTTGACCAGCCTGATTATCTTGTGAGAGGAGATAAGGTTAGATTCACATTCGTACATAACTGGGGATATACTGATATTAGACGTTATGTAGCTACTGTTACTCTTAAAGAAGGCGTGGATGAATATGATATTCCATCCCCATTCTATAAGAAGGTAAATCTTAATAACCGTATGATAGTTACTTATGGTAACTTGTATCTCGATAAAGAGAGATATATGGTAGATAATAAGAACTGTAAGATATGGCTTATAGATGAAAACATGACAAGTGCATCTACATTTAAGAATCGTACTCTTACATTCTATTTCTTCTATACAGGAAATGAGTATAACGGATCTGCCGCATGGTTACCGCAGAGTGGTTATGTGTCTTTCCAGCATAAGAGAATCGAGAATAATTTCAACAAAGAACTGTACATGATGTTCATCAATGGGCGTAAAGTTTCTAAGTCTGAAATACTCGATATAACCAATAGCTTGTTTAAAGTTAAGGTTGATATAAAGCGTAGATTCGATTTAGTTATCTTGAATACTGCGCCAGTAGTGAAAGAGTTCAAAGGTAAATATATGCCAGTCGATGATTGGACAAGACTTACTCAGGATTTCAATATTTGACAAAAAATAAACCCGTGCTCGATAATGAGCACGGGAATATTTTGTCTTATACAATATCAAATTTGCACATCCGTGCAATTTCCATGCAGGAATGCTTCATAGATATCCTTGCCAAGTCTATTGGCTTCAGGAGAATCATCGGTAAGCCAGCGGCGATCACGTACCTCGAAATACTTAACTCCCTGAGTTGTCTCATAGATATAAGCATTAAGAATAACCTGACCGAATTTACCAATCTTAGTATATGCCTTATAAGATTTCAAGCTGACATCCTTATGGCCGAGTTCTCTTTCTTTCCATACCATAGACTTACCATGTGAAATGCAATTGCCTGGCTTGATACCAAACTTATCGCAAATCTTATTTACCCAACCAGGGTGAACGTAACCGGTAGCTGAAATCTTACCAGTAGATTTCCAGTATCCAGCAACTGCTATTACTGAACTGAGATCTGCTTGATTGATCTCTGCTACTTCCAACTGATGGAATAAGATTTTGTTCTCTGGAATCTCTGGACGCAGCATAGAATCATAATAAGAAGTCTGGAACATCTTCCAATACAATCCTTCTGTAGTAATATAGAGATAGACCGTACCATCCCACTTATCCATGCCATGACGTACAGTAGAAAATCTGATACGTCGTACTTCAAGTAAATCGCACTTATGTGAATTCAAAATCTTCTGAATCGTTACTTTCCCACGTAAAGCATTAGTTGAGCGCAGTCCAACTGCTCCCTTGATATCATCCATCCATTTAGGCATCAATAATGATGATGTATTTGGTTTATCAGAAACCGATTTTACTGGTTTTGGTGTTACTAACTTTATCTTTTTTACTGTCATTTTTTATACTCCTCAGTTTTATAGATAACCTTGACATTGTTGATTTTCTCATTGCCATACTTATCGTAGGTGGTGGTTATACGAATGATCGGCGGTGGTGCTTGTTTCTTAATTTGCGGATCATTGATATGCTCTATTCCGAACACGATGAAACTTGTTAAAAATACTACGGCTATCACCGTCAATCCATTCAGTAACAACTAGATCAATCCTTTTTCTGGTCTTCCTTTTTAGTCTCTACTAATGTCATAGCTGTATGCTTTGGCTCATCATGGTGAGCCACAATAGTAGTCTTCTTGCCATTCCAATCAACCTTGAGATCAAGATCAATTGAGTTGATGGCTTTTTCAATGATGTTGCTCATTTGCAATGTCCTCCTCAAAATATAAAACAAAATAATTCCCTGTACTCGCAATGAGTACAGGGATATTATCTTACTTTTTAGCTTTATGCTGTTCGACCATACTTTTCAATTCTTCCTTGGTAATGAGATCCTTGATGCAAATAGAGCCACGCCCGAATAGATATTCGGTAGCTTCTTTTACATCCTTAAAAACCTTTGGTTCTCTATACCCTGGAGACTTAATGATCGTACCCATAATTATGCGATTTCTTCGTCATTCGTTGGCAGTACATCGCTAATACCGCCGGAATTTTCATCTTCGATTGTCACTGCTGCAGCGAATGCAGCGTTGAGAAAAGTAGCTTCCTCAACCGTAAAGTTCTTCCCGATATAATCGAGAGTGTCTTTCCTGAGAAGCGGCTGGTTGTCCTTTTCAATGTTGTCAAGAAGAGGACGGATAACTTCCTGAGCAATTTCCTTACGAGTAGTGATAGCAAGGTCACAGCCTTTCAATGCCTTGGCAGCGCTTTTATTCGGATCGCATTCTACCGCACCTTGCAGAATGTGCTCTGCAACCTCAATAGCATAAGCATCGCGGCCAGATGCATATTCATGGAACGGAATCCCTTTAGCGCTGAAAAAGATCCTAGTATCTATTGTATCCTCTTCGTTAACGCGGAATACGTGCGTTGCCTGAGTCGGTTTGACCCCATAATCATCTGTGATCGTAAAGCTTGTAGTTTTCTTTACCATTGTAAAACAACTCCTTTAAAAAAAAATATTCTGAGTATACTAAACTCATGATTATAATATATAATTGAGTTTAAATATATTAGCGTTTCATAAACTCCTTAATTAGCACCCCAGATTTTGCTAAGTTCATAGTGTGCTTAAATGGAAGAGCATCCATCTCTATAGAGATACTTTCAATGTATCTACCATTACGTAAATATGTGATATTTACACTGTCCATAGACTTAATCCTAAATAGCTTTATCGCTACTTTTCTATTATCAGATCCGCCATCTTTTGGCCTGAATAAAACCTCATCCAATGATGCATGATCAACTGTATATAGATTATTGTTCTCATCAGTATAATCAAAATTCCGATAATTGGCGAAATCAATTCTAGGGTAATCGATAGTACCTGATTTAGAAGATAAAATCTTATCGCATACGGATGAAACGCTGTAGAAGCTTTTAGGCTCACCAGCAATTGTAAACGTATAAATGAATTTTGGTATAGGAACTGTATTCTTATTAATACGTTTCAAATCCTGTGCCCTTAGCAAGCTCCGTTTCTGCTCCTCCACCATTGTATCATATAAGTCCTTTAGGCTTAAATCCTTGAGGCTCTGCTCATTTACATGTATCACCTGTTTATCTTCGCATACATGCTTAGAACTCAATGCCTCTATATCTTCATCTGAGCCAATCAGAAACGTAATAGCTCCAATCAGTCTATTAAGAAATTTCACATTTATTCATCCTTTCTGATCTTTTTAACTTTGATAACTTCTGTATCGATAGATTCGCAGATAGGGCAAGCGAGATGCGGATCTACATTATCCCCGATTTCCTGACCTCTCTTCGGAAAAAATCTCTGTTTAAAGTGTGCACCGCATTCGTGGCAAGAATATGTAGCGTAAGCGTGACTCTTCATAATATTTATTCCCCTTTTATAGATAGATTAATGATTATCAAAGTGTAGAAGGGTATGTAAAAATCAACAAAGGGATAAAGGAGGAATAGAAATGTTTATAAATGAAGCATACTTTGGGAAACCTAAAAAGTGCCTAGAGATGGAAAAATGCATTCATAGATTAAGAGAAAAGTATGGAAATGATAGCATTATAGGTGGTCAAGGAATAGGTGTTGTAGAACAATCCGAAGATTGGATTAATCTTAGAACATTAATAGAGGATCAATTCGGATTCTATTCTGTTACATTGATTCTTATGCGTGATACATCGCCAAATGCTTGTACTATACCTATAACTATCACATTCGATGGCGTATTAGAAGCCCAAAAGAATGCTAGAATACATAACGGTATTAAATATACTAAAGATGCAAAATACTGTACGTTGATAATGGTCACAGAAGGGTTATTCTTTAACAAGGAGTTTACAGATGGAGAAGTATTAGCTGTTATGCTTCATGAAGTTGGACATAACTTTGATGCCGCTATTAGTCGTCAGATGACTCCATTCACATTTATCGACTTAGGCTTATCGCTTATTTCTGGAATTATGAATATGGATCAAAGTGTAGTGATACAATTCTTTACATCATTCACCAAAACTAGACGAGGGATATTTGTCTTTATGAATAAAGTAATGCAGAATAAGGCTTGGGCATTGATAGATTATATGCAATGGCTAAGAAAGATTCCAATGAGTTTAATTTCTAAAGCACTTATGCCTATTTTGAAGGTCGCTGAAATAGGGTTGGGATTTTTAGAGATGACTGCAAATCCTTTTATCTCAAACTACATTTCTCTATCTGGATATAATAGAGAGAATATGGCGGATAAATTTGCAGCCATGCATGGTTATGGACCAGAATTCGCTACTGGTATTACCAAGATGACAATGGAGCCAATAGGAACTGAAGAGGTCATTAATCGCATTCCTATATTAGGACATATGTATGGATTAGTTCTTGTAATGTATGCATATGTATTTTCATTCAGTGATCCGCACCAAATTCTTTCTGCTAGATTAAGAAGTATAGCCGAGGTATTAGAAGGTGATTTAGATCGTTCTGATATAGATGGTAAAACTAAGAAGCAAATTCGCAATGATATTAAACGAATGGAATCTACTCTTGATAATATAGAATCTGAGAAAAAGATCGGTTACTCTAAGCAGGTTGAATTAGGCTACTATAAACTTATGGCAAGAATGTTTCCAGATTATGGAGATTTCTTTAGAGGTGTATTAAACGATCGGTATACTAATGATAAAACTGTCAACGATGGAGTAGAATCCATAAAGAAAAATTCATTTGATAAAATGAAAATAAGATAAAATATTCCCTATACTCGCAATGAGTATAGGAAACTTTTATTGATTATCAGAATGCGAAGTTCAACGTTGCTTTGAGATCCTGATACAACTCATCGCCAGCAATCTTATGGCCATGATCGTAAGTCAGTTTAGCCCAGACATTCTTCTGGAATACATACTCGCCGCCAATACGGAAGATCTTCTTGTCCATAAGACCCGAAGAACCACTGTATACATCATTTGCTTTCGGTACCTTAGAATATTGTACAAAGATATCGAACGTGTCAGGTTTCTTTTTATCAATCTGGCTGAACTGCAACTTAGTCAGATAACCGAATGCACCAGTTCCAGTGTAGTTATCCGCCGTGCTGTTGAAAGCATTGTACTGAAGTGCAAGGTTCTTGCATACCGGAATATCGAGTTCACCCTCATAGAGGTACTCATTATTCCCATGCAGAGATACCTGACGAGCAGCAGCGCCAACACCAATTACGCCAACTTTACCCTCAGTGGTAATAGCTTTATAGAATGGATTGTCCCCATCCTTGCCAAATTTCTTCCAACCAGGGATATCAGCCGTGCGACCAAGAACAATGTTAGTCTCCCAAGTTTTTCCGAAGCTGTAGTCAACACCACTCAGCCACGTATCGCCAATCGAAAGGCCAGACAGTTCTTCATACTTGAACCGTCCAAGAGTGATCTTTTCCGACTTGCCAATCTGACCAACCATTGCTGCCGTACGCATCTGTACAGCTGCATCACTATCAGAGTTATCAAACGTATGGGTTGCACGTTCAAGAAGATCGGCGCTCCATACATTGTTGATCTTATAGATCTGCTTAAGATCGAACTGAACTTTGTTCTTCTTAGAGCTTAATGCTTTATCACCCTTAGAATCCCATTCCTGCTCAACCTTAGCCTTGCCTTTGAACTGAAGGCGATCTGCTGCATCTTTATCTTTCTTAGCCTGTACAGTCTTATCCTTCGTGTACATGGCCTTAAGCTCCTTGAGCTCGCTTTCCAGATCAGCAATACGCTGCGCCGTACTCAACGGCTTTGCTGCTGTGACAGCTACCTGCTCTGCAGACTCCTCTGCTGCTAAAGCCGGAGTTGCTGTCAAAAGCATTACACCGGCCAACATGCCAGCTACGATACTTTTCATTCTCATCTCTCCCCTATTACATATATGATTTCAATCTCTAGGCTTCTCTCCAGCCCGATTAATGTATGGTTATTAGTAACTTATGGAAAAAAAAGAAAGGGCCGAAGCCCTCTCAAGTTCTTTCATCCGCAAATGAATTATGATTTGCTTCTATCTCTATCTACTAATATACATATAACCGAAATGACGGACTTTTACATTTAAGTAATTGAGCCAAAGGGGGTAAATTAAATGTTCGACGTAGAAGACAAGATCAAATGGAATGATCTTGCAAAAAGCTTGCAAGATATCATTATGCGCAAAATCGGATACGATGACTTAGATAAATCTCTAAAAGATAAATTAGCATCATCCGCAGATAGTAGCATTCTAGCAGATGTATTTGCATCTGGAATGGACGGGCAAGTTGTAAAAGTAAATGCTACTAAGCAGATACTGTTTCCAGATGATAACTATCGCAAGATTAAAGTTGTTAGCACACCAGAAGAACTTGCTGATGAGATGAAACGCAGCTATGTTAGCCTTAAAGATGTATTCAATACATGGCATAGATTCACACAGGATACTAGGTACACTCCTGCTAAAGAATACTTTTGGAAATATTATATGTATGCTGCGCCTGGTGATGATGTATCGTATCATGATGCCGCTGGAACAGATTATCAAAATAATGCTAAAGATGCTGGATATAAGAGTGCATGGACGTACAATGATCTTACTAAAACTATTCAGAACAACGGCAACTTCGCAACTTTAACCGGATTCGTATCTATGGATAAATATTATGAATACTGGATAAATTTTACGGTAAAGTGCAATCAGGCTATGTGGTCTGGCGAGGATTATTGCGGAATAGTTATAGGCTGGATTCAGGATGATAAAGGCGTGGAGCATACTCTATCATTAGTACGCGGTAATAATAGTATCATAAAAGGCGGCGGTCCTATGGACTGCGTAAAATTCAGTTTGATCTATGATATGTATCAAAGAACAATGCAGCCTATTATAGACGTAACAGATCAAATCAAAGATGCTGGTAAGTTCTGCGTTAATAACAGTAGTGGTCAGGTATGTAACTTATACTTAGCTAAACACGATGGCGGTATAGTTGCTAAGACTACGAATTATGCAGATAAAGATCCTGGCGATAATTGGGTAGTGACTTTAGAATGGAATCTTCCAGCAAGTAAACCTTCCGGATGGACAGATATATGCTGGGCTAATGTTTCTAAGATGCTCAAAGAACCCGTTCCTATGGGCTTATGGGCATTATCATATTCTAGCAACTTTTATATCAAAGGCCAGGAAGAGATATTTGATGACGATAAGATATACGCTCTTCATACTGATGAGATATATGAATATGATGCGGTAAATTCTAAGTGGGTAGTTACGGGAAAGGTTCATGAGCAACTTCCTAATAGAATTTTCTTATCGAATCCAAGACTTAATAGCTTCTACTTCTATAACTACTGGAACAAATATACTCGCATCAAATAAGAAAGGTAGGTAGATAAAATGTTTCAATCGGAAGATCTCATACGATTTCCAGATCTTGCTGTATCACTGCAAGAAATCATCATGAGAAAACTTAAGTGGGAAGATTTAACACCTTCCTTGCAAAAGATAATAAACAGTAGAACCGGTTCGGGAATGCTTTTTCAAAATGTATTTGCAGATGGTTCGAATGGCCAGCTTGTAAAGATTAATTCTTCAGAGCAAAAACTATTTGCTGATGATAACTTCAGAAGCATTAAAGTAGTTTCTACTGATGACGAATTAAATCAAGAGATGAGTTTCAAACCTATATCCCTTAAAGATGTATTCAATTCATGGTATAGATTTTGTCATTCGGATCATGGCGCATTATCGCAATTGGTAACTGGCCCTGAGACAGAGTATGGAACATGGCAGAACAAAGACTTTCTCAATATCTGGTCGTTTAACGAGGCTGATTGCTCTATATCACAGAATGTAGACTGGAGTCCTGTGTGTGGGTTTATCAATCCTACAAACTTCTATACCAACTATTATCTGAGAATAAAGTATAGAACTTCTGATGATGATAACACATTTATTTTCTGTGGATTTATGACGGATGCATCAGGAGTTGAACATACACTATCCATATGCAGAGGAGCTAGAGACAACACTACTTGTTACTGGGCATTTATCTACGATGCTGGAAATCCTACCCAGCATAAGATAGTAGATTATACGAATAAAGTTGGGCAAATGGGCGATGGCACATACACCATGTCAGTCAAAAGGGTAAATAACTCTTTGGAATTTAAAACAGCAGCGGTTAATAGCGATGTCGAAAATGAAGATTGGACTATTAACTGGACATATCCAGATAAAAAGCCAGATAGCATGCCGCAAGCTGAATATGACAATATAGGTGTTATGCTTAACCAGACTAATAGAGTTGGATTTGGCGTTAGATCTATGAACACTACCTTCTATATTGACAAGCAATATGAGATCTTCGATGATGGAGACATATACGCTCTGCATCAAGACAAGGTATATACGTATAATACCGCTAGTGCACAATGGGTAGTCAAAGGAGCTATACATGATATACTTCCTAATCGTATATTCTTGTATAACGCTAGATTACAGCACTTTTTCTTCTATAATTATTGGAATAAATATAATAGAATAGTATTCAAGATTAAACCGGATGAAACTACGAAAGCATGAGGTGAAAGAAAGATGGCATTTATAAATGAAGACCTGATAAAATGGCAGGATCTTTCTAAATCACTGCAAGACCTCATTATGCGTCAAATCAAATGGGACGATTTAGATCCTACTGTTCAAGCAAGAATTAATTCAGGCGGAGATTCAATTTTAAAGAATATATTCGAAGAGGGATTAGATGGCCAGGATATCAAGATAAAGGTAACCAATCAGACTCTGTTCGCGGATGATAACTTTAGAAATATCAAAGTAGTTGCTACCGATGCAGAACTTGCTGATGAAATGAATTACAAACCTATTCAGATGGGTGATGTATTCAGAAAATGGTATAGATATACCCATGCATATGGCCCAGCAATAAGAGACATTCTTGACCATACTAACTGGAATCAGTGTGCAGATGGTCAGAACGTAATGAGCGACCATGAGCATGCCGACTATCTCGATCCTAATAAGAGTGGTTGGGTTTATAATGAAGCTGAGCAGTCTATCAGCTCTCATTATGATTATGAGCCTGTAGCAGGATTTATCAATCCTACTAATTTCTATACCAACTATTTCCTTCGCATGAAATGCGATGCTGGTTGGGATGATGATAACCTTATGATCATTGCTGGTTATTGTAAAGATGCTGCTGGCGTAGAGCATACATTATCATTGGTACGTGGAGCTGGTAATATCGGTGGAGGGTATGGCAACTCCAACTATCCAGGATACGAAAAATACAATGGGTCTATTGATACTACATTCTGGTGGGGTTTGATATATGATATGGGTAATCCTACTCAGCATATTCTTGTAGACTATAGCCAGAAGACTGGCCCTTCTAAGTTTGCTACAGCTGCTGCTAGAGTATGTATCTGCTATATCACTCTTGTACGTACCAACTCTCATCTTGAGTGCCGTACCACCGATTGGAGTAAAGATGGCTTAGATAAGAATGATGTACCAGATTGGACGTTCACCTGGGATTTGCCAAAGACCAGACCGGCAGGAATGTCACAAGATGAATACGATAATATCTCTAAGATGCTTGGAGAGACAAACCGCGTAGGTTTTGGTGTTAGATCCGGGCAGCCTACATTCTCCATTGAATCGCAGCATGAAATCTTCGATGATGGAGATATCTATGCTATGCATCAGGATAAGGTGTACTCGTTCAATATCAAATCCGGGCAGTGGGAAGTTAAAGGCAAGATGCATGAACTCCTTCCAGATAAGATATTCCTCTATAATACAAGATTAGAGAAATTGTATTTCTATAAGTTCTGGAATAACTATCAGCTGATAGAAGCATATTAA